CTTGTCCTCGTGCTCGCTGGTGAGCTCGATCTTGTTGGATGCGCCGGACAGGTCGGCGCCCACCGCGAACAGTCGGCAGTCGAGCAGGATTTGTCTCGCCATTACGCGCTCCCCTCTCCGATGACCTTGATGACCAGCTCGGCCCCGACGTACTTGGTGCCTTGGTGCTCGTACCAGCGGTAGCCCTGGATGCGCATCACGTGGAGGTCGTGCGCCAGGCCGCCGAGGGCGTACTCGCCCGGGGCGCCGCGGGCCGCTTCGAGCGCCGCCTTCAGCGACGCCGTGCCGGCCCCGGCGAGCAGGCCGTCGAGGATCCGCTGGGAGGAGCGGTCGTCGGCGCGGCCGACCAGGACGAGGCAGGTGAACTCGAGCTCGTCCAGGCTGCGGCGCATGGCCCGGTCGAAGGTGACGGTGTACTCGCCGACGTAGAAGTGCGGGGCGGTGATCGCATCCGGGACGTACCCGGTGCAGGTCAGTTTGCCGATGCCGGCCGGGAGGACGACCGCGCTGGCCGCATCCGCGATCGCATCACGAATCGCTGACGGTTGCACTACGACCTCCTTTATCCGAAGCCAGGCAGGACGAAGTGCTCGATCAGCGCCCACACGTCCGGGTCCCGGCGCGACAGCCGCACCACACCCCACTCCGCGGAGCCGGTGACACCCTCAGGCGAGTCCTTGCGGCGGAAGAGGCGCGCGGCCTGGATGAGCGTGGCCTGCTCGATCTCGTCCGGCACCTCGGGCCAGCCCCACCGTGCGGTCACCCGTACCCGCGCGGTGCCGTAGCCCCAGCTCGATGAGGGGCTGAGCAGCGAGGTGATGGCCCGGCCTCGGACGAGCGCGTTGTCCGGGCCGGTCTCGTAGTCGGTGAACGTCGTGAACGAGCCGCCCGAGCCGGTCTCCACCAGCGCCGGAGCCGCCCCGGCGTCGTCGATGATGAGCTTGGCCCCGGCCTCGTCGCACACCACCCGGCCGTTCGGGTTGAACGTCCGGGCGCTGGCGTCCGCGTCGAGGTAGAACCGGCGGCCGGTGGCACGGTCGATGCCGCGCGAGGCAGCTGCCAGCGCGCCGTTGAGCAGATCGTCGCGGCTTGTGTCGTCGGCTTCGACGTTCAGCTGTTCTTTGAGCGTGGCCAGCTCGGCGTACTCGTTGGCCACGGCCTACTCCTTGGTGCTCTCGCCCCTGCCGGAGCGGCCACGACGGCGTGACGGGGTCTGGGCCTCGGGCGGTGTGGTCACCTCGGCAGGAGGGGCGGCAGCCGACTCCACCGTGTCCTCGTCGTCGGCCTTCTCGGCGATGCCGGACGCCACCAGGTGCGCGGCCTCGGCTGTCGGCAGCTCGGTGATCTCGCCGCGTGGCGGCCACTTCTGCCCATTGCGGGTGCCGGACATGTCGACCAGCATGCGGATCTTCACGGTCAACTCCTCTCAGGGGGCCGGGGGCGGGCGTAGCACAGTGCCCGCCCCCGATTCCGGATCAGGCGGCCGCGCCGCCGGTGTACGTCTTCACGGCACCGGTCAGGTCGACCAGGGCCGCGTCAGCGCGCATCAGCGCCCGGAAGGTGACGAGGTCCGCGTTGAACGCGAACTCGTCCGAGCGCTCGAAGCGGATACCGCCGGCCATGCGGATGAAGTACTGCGAGATGTCACCGAAGATCACGGACTCGGCGTCGGCGGCGATGTCGGCGACGTTCGGGTCGGTGAGCACGGGCTTGCCCAGGATGGTGTCCGGGGTGCCTGCGACGACCGACGGCTGCCAGATGTACTGGCCCTCCGTTGTCTTGATCTTCCGGATGACGCCCGCCGTGCCGTCGTTCATGATCCAGCGGCAGGAGCTGGACATTCGGTACGGCGAGATGACCGAGTGGAACAGGTCGATCAGGAGGTCTGCGCCTTCGCCCACCGTCGACTGGGAGCCGAAGCCGCCGGCCTCCGCGGCCGGGCCGGTCGCACCAGCGGACGCGTCGGTCACGATGCCGCGCGGCTTGCCCGCCCCGTCGCCGGTGATGGCGTGCGCGCCGAACGCGTTGCCCAGCGCACGGCCGGCCTGCATCGACAGGTAGCCCTCGAGGTCGACGCCCGCGTCCGTGAGGAGCTCGCGCGACACCTGGATGACGGTGCCGTACTTGTAGGCGCCGAGCGACACCTGACCGAACGCCGGGTCGGACTCGGAGATTGCGCCCGCCTCGGTGACGATCGAGGCACTGGAGTGCGCGGTCGTCTTCGGCACCTGCAGCGTCTCGCCCGACGCGGTGTTCAGGACGGTCGCCCCGGCCTGCATGACGGCGCTGGTCTCGATCAGGTGCGCCACCAGCTGGCCGTAGAAGTCGGTCGGGACGGTTGCCGCGCCCGCACCGGACGTCAGCTTGGACAGGTCACGGAAGGACACCGGCCCGGCCGGGCGGACGTCGAACGTGCGGCCTCCCTCGCCGCGCAGGAACTTCCGCAGCTCCTCGCTGTTGGCCGGGGCGTCCGGGCCGCCCTTACCGCGCGGCTCGCCCCGCAGCTTGGACATGGCGTCCTCGGCGTCCTTCGCACGCTGCTCACCGTCGAGTACTGCCTTGATGCGCTTGTCGAGCGCGTCGAGCTCGGCGTTCAGCGACTGCCAGTTGCCCTCCTCCTCGCCGGAGAAGTTGCGGTTCTCGTCGGCCGCCGTGTCGGCCAGCGCCTTGGCCTGCTCCCAGACGCGAAGACGGCGCTCCTGCAGGGACTTCACTACCTCGGACATGGTCCGATCTCCTTACTGTGAAACGGGGATGGGGTCCGAGGTGGCTGTCGGCCTGCCTCGACATGCGAAAGGCCCGCACCAGGCGGGCCGTTGAGCGACTGGATGGGGTGGCTGTCGGCCTGCCCCGGGCGGATCAGAGGTGCGGCGACTCGCGCCGTGCGAGCAGCGCCATGCGCGCGGCGGCGCCCAGCGTCGCGGGCTTCACCGGCCCCGGCCCGTCGGTGCGGCGGAACAGCTTCCGCAGCTCGTCCTGCTGGGCGAGCGACCGAACCTCTTCGAGGTCGGCGCCCACATGCGCGGCCAGGGACCGGAGGCCGGCCGTGGAGTCGGGGTAGGCGGGGATGTTGACCGGGGCGACGTCGACCAGCTGCGCGCGCAGCAGGGTCCGCATGGGGAATCCCTGGTCGGTCATGCCCCAGTCGTCCTCGATGGTGCGGAACGCGAAGCTGGACTTGCGGACGTCGCCGCGGGAGACGAGCTCCAGGATGTCGGCGCGGGCCTGCGGCGGGTCGACGTCGTACATCAGACCCTGGTCGTCGATGGACAGCCGCAGCGTCCCGCCGGCCACCGTGCCCAGGAGCATGTTGTCGTCGTGGTTGTAGCGGGCGATGACGTCGGGCCAGCCGTCGCCGCGGGACTTGTTGAACGCCCGCGGGTCGACGACCTCGACGAAGCCGCCCAGATTGGACGACTCGCGGCCGAACACCGCGGCGTATCCGCTGATGGTCTTGCGCTGCTGCTCCTTGGGCGCCCGCAGCTCGACGGGCACCGGCGTGTAGCGCCTCTCCAGGTCGGCCACGGTCGGCCTCCTCACTGAATGGGGTTGGGGTCGTCCGGCTCTGGGGCCGGATCGTCAGGGGTGCTGCGGGCGAGCAGGCCGACGGGCGTGTACGTCTGGCCCTGGCCGTCCGGCAGCGGCGGCAGGTCCTCGATCGCGCGGACCTCGTCGCGGTTGCGCCAGCCGTTCGTGAGTGCGCTCGCGTGCGCCTGGTAGCGGGTGAGCGTGTCGGTGCGGATCATCGCGTCCACGTTGAACCGGACGAACTCCTTGCCCGGCATCAGTGCGGACAGCTTCGCCTCGATGCGCACCAGCCACGGCCGGAGTGTCGTGTTCGAGAAGTCGATCTGGTTCAGCTCGACAGTGGAGTACGTCATGCTGCCGCCGGTGTCGCCGCCGACCTTCTCCGGCGGGACCCCGTAGATCGCTGCGATCTGCGAGGCGTTGAGCCGCATCGTCTCGATGAACTGCGACTCCTCCGGGTTCACCTGCAGCGCGGTGAAGTCCCAGTCGCTGCCGTACACCAGGGGCTTACGGGCGCGCACCCGCGCGGCCAGGCGGTCGCTGATCTCATCCGCCTCGTCCGGGTTCAACGCCTTGGCGCCGTTCTTCATCGTCCACGGCGGGGTGCCCCCGTTGTCGAACCAGGACAGCCCGTACTCCGTCGCGCTGAGGCCGACGCCGATGGTGCGGGCGAAGTGCTGCACCGGCGACAGACCGACCACCCGCCCGGGCATCGTCACCCAGGGGATGTGCACGATCTGTTCACGCGGGACCTCCGTTCCCATCCAGTAG